TACAATCGTATTTTTTTTCTATTAATTGATTTGATTGTTTTACCACAAGTAAGTTTAAATTTAGAAATGATTGTCCTGATTTATACTTTCCATAACTATTAAAATTTTCATCTACATTGCTTATTACGTGGTGCATTTTATTTAATCTTGTCAATACATAATAAAGCGGAGGATGTCCACTTTGCTCATATTCTCCAACTAATCTAAATATTTTTGAATTTGGTGATTTTTTTACAAATTCAAATTGTTTTTCTATTTCGCCATTAATAGATGCAAACCCAAATATAAATATATCATATTCCTTATTATTATTAATTAACTGGTCTGTTGAATAATAAAAGTCAGCTCCTAATTCTTTTTGTAGCAATATCATATTACGCATATTTACGGCAGTAAAATTACTTCCTATCTTAGTGCCTACCTTAATATCTAATAATGCTATTCTCATAATGCAACTTTAATTAAAAAGTCTTCATATTTTAATTTATTAGAAGAGCAATTTAATTTAGTTTGTAATTCCTCTAGTTGTTCAATAGATTCACATTTAATTGTAAAATTTACTGACTCATTAAATTCATCAATTTGTTCAATATCATTTATATTACTATCAAATATAGGAATATCTAAACCCCATTCCTCAAGTTTATCAACATCCCATTCGTTTGCTAAACTATCCCAATCCCATTCCCCGAATCCTACGTTATCTTTTACAATAAATTCGTCTTTTTGTTCGCTTGTAAGGTCGTTCGCTCTAACTATTGACACTTCGGTATGTCCTGCTTCTTTAAGTGCCTTAAAACGCATATTTCCACCTAATATAATGTTATTCTCATCAACTACAATGGGACGAAGTTCCAACATTTGCGGAAAGTCCTTAATTGATTGAACTAATTTTTTAAACTTTTCGTCTTTAATTAGTCTTGGGTTTTTCGGGTTCGGTTTAATTTCCGATAACTTTACTTTTTCTATTTTCATATTATTGCGCCTATTCCTCTTAATGCTCGTACGACATCAACGTTGTTATCGTAGTGTGTTACTATTCCAAGTTCCTTTACCTTTTCAATTTTAGCTTCGTTGCTACCCATAGCGTAAACCCTTCCTACTGGTATATCTAACTCGTTTGCTTTAGCTAACATTCCGTCTTTATTTTGCCTTGCTGAGATGATGTAAACTTCTGCTCCTTCGCTTATTAGTTGCTTCGCCTTTTCGTAACCTCGTTTCGTACTTAAAGTTCCGTCAAAATCGAATGAAATCTTTTCGCCGGCTAACTTGGTTTTAAACGCATCTTGACAAACTGCGTAGCGTTGGTCTATATCGTATTCGTCCTTCATTTTAGAATCATCCATACAACGCTGGATAAATTCCTTTTCACTTTCGTTACTCGTTGGTTGTGGTATCGGCATCTTGTTCTTCTTTATAGATTGCGTATAACTTATTCAATTTATTAACTACTTCCCGTAAACACGAACCGCAACTTGTAGGTTGCATTTTTTCGTGCATTATTCGATTGTAGATTTTAAGTAGTTCTCGTTGTTCGCTTGGAGAAACTGAATTTCTACCCTGTGCAAAGAATCCGTCTAAATATTTGTATTCGTCTTCCGTTAGGCATTCAGGTCGTTTGTATCTCCAAAGGTCATTTAACTTTTGTTTACGTTCTTCGCATCCGCAATCTTCGCCTAATACCCATTTAGCTACCTTTGCGATTCCTGTAGCTTCTAAAACTTGCTCTACCGTGTCTCCTAAACCTTCGGCTTGTTTTTTTCTTCGTGCCATATTTATTTTATTTAATTAATTCGTAATCCGTGTTTTTGTAGTCCTCATAATCTTCCTTAAACTTATTCCTTACTTTGCTTTTGCAGTTCTTTAAGGTATTGAAGATTGAACTGGAACTGATTGTAGTTTCCTTTGCGATGTCTCTAATACTTAAATCCGTGTCTTTGTATATCGTGAAAAGTTGTTTATCGTACCAATGCCACGAATCTACTTCTTCGTGTATTTTACTGAGCAATCGTGTATAGGCTTCTTCTTTAGTTAGGTTGGTTGGTTCGTCTTTTAGTAAGGGTAAGTTGTCAAGGTTTACCATTTCGTTCTTCTTTTCAGCCTTAACGTGTAATAGGTAAAGATTGCGTAAAACAAAATACATAAAACCTTTATTGACTTGACCATCTTGAATAATATTTTCAGGTTTGCAATACTTATGTAATCGTAGGTAGGATTCTTGCACGATGTCTTCAGCGAAGAAATCCTCGCCAAAACTTTTGACCAGTTTAACCCATTCTTTGTGGTCTTTCACTACGATGTTAAGCCATTCCATTGTTCATTTTGTAGTCAAATATAATGATTAATTTCTAATCACAACAAAAAACAAAAAAACCGACCACGAAAGTCGGCTTAATGTTAGATTCCTTTACTTACTCGGTAAACGTATTCGTCAAGTGTTCGTAGTGTTTTGATGCTTACCAATGCGCCTGATAAAAATCGGTCTATTGTGTATTGGTGCATCTTTAAACCTCGTTGCTTTATTTCCTTAACTACTTGGTTTCGTGTTTTGGTAAGAAGTATTTGCTTCAGTTCCTTGCGTAAGGAGTTATCATCTATAAACATAATCAAAAGGGTAAATCGTCTTCGTCTATTATTTGTGTGTGTACTTGTTTTGGTGTTTCATTCACGTATGGTTCGCTAAATGAACACGAAAAATACTTCGTTCCTTTACTGGATTCCTTCAACCATAACGCTATCTCCATTTCTTTTCCGTTTACATTTACTTTACCTCGGTAGTCTGGTTGATTACCTTGTTTTTTATCGTTCTTAAAAATTGCTCCCGTGTTGTTTTTTGTTTCCATTTGTTATTTATTTAAGTTTATTTCGTGGTTGTTTAAGCTATCGTTTAGAAAATCCCGCATTCGCTCAACTATTTTCCATTCGTCTTCGTTTAGTTCTTCGTACTTGTACATCTTGCGTAGTTCATCACGGAGTTCCCAAAGTACGTTTAACATAGCCGTTCCTTTATTTGCGCAGTAGTATTCTACTTCGTCTTCGGGTAGGTTAAATTCTAATATTGCTTTCATCTTTATTATATGTTTCGTTATACCAATCTTCAAACTCACCTTCCTCCCATCCACCAATGTATGGACAGCTTGCTGTTCTCATCTGCTCTTTCTCCATTGCTTTGGCTTGTTCAAGTATATTAGACAATTCATTTAGCATTTGACTAATTGTAATAATACCTTTGCCTCTCTGTATTTCTAATTGCATTGCTTGTACTGCGTACCACTCTACTGCTGTCTGTTTCATATCGTTTTCATTAAAATTTAAATAAAAAATGGTCTTATTGTTAATACTCCTATTGCAAATCCTAAACTAAATGCTAATGCAATTAATGCTCTTTGTTTGAATTTTTTTACTTCTATAGTGTAGTGATTCATTGGTAAGCAAAGGAATGGATTAATGCCAACCATCATCACCATACCTATCCAATTTTTATCCATTAGAAATCTAAAGCCAGCTATACTATTTGCTTCAAGTACTATAGCTGATATAAATACAATTAATAGCTTCCACCATTCAACTGTTTGTTTCATATCGTTTTCATTAATAGATTGTAATACTCACGGCATAGTTCTACCCGTTCTTTGATTTGCTCAATAACTTGCTCATCACGTTGAACGAACCAATATTTAACTCTTCGATTGTTAGGTATGTGTCCGAATTTGTGTTTAGATTCTACTTCTTGACGTAGTTCCGTGTTTTCGTCAATTAGGTGTAGTTTCCAATGCGCTCGTCTTACTTCGTCTTCTACCATTTCTAACGGGGTGTCGATTAAACAATACGCTAACACGGATTCCTGTTTACCAGTTAACCACATATACCCTTGAAGTTGATAGTAATAATCTTTGTTTGGTAACTCAGTTTCAAAGAATGGAAATGTAGAAGCATCCCACGAACTTTTAACGTCAATTAATACTTCATCCGTGTTTACGTCCGGTGTTCCTGTAACCCAATCATTTTCAAAGTGTTCATCGTTCTTGTAAATGAACTTGTAATTCAATACCTCGTTAACCAATGCTATCGAAAGTTCTTCGACATCGTTTCCTTTGTCGGTGTATCTGCTGGAGAACTCTTTACGGATTCC